GGTGGAGTTGGCAAGTTACTAGGCGGTTTCGGTTTAGCCTTTGGTGCCAGCGCGCTGATCAATGGACTTACTAACGCCACTAAAGCAGCTGCAGAGGATTTGAAGCAGCAGAGGCTCTTGGCAGGCCAGTTGGTAAGAACCACAAAGGCTTCGGATGCTCAAGTCAAGGGAGCGGAACGCTTTGTCCAGACTCTCTCGGAGCAGACAGGTATCCTCGACGATGACTTACGCCCTGCACTTGCTAACGCTGTCAGAGGCTCAGGAAGCCTCGCACGCGGTCAAAAGTTACTCCAAGTAGCCTTAGACGGCTCTGTGGCTTCAGGCAAGCCCCTAGACACCGTTTTGAACGCTCTAATCAAAGCCAACAACGGCAATACGCAAAGCCTATACCGCTTGGCACCTGAGCTTCGCAAAACTAAAGGCGGTATCGATGATTACGCCGAGTCGGTCAAGGGAGCAGCAGTTGCCGGTGCAGACCCGTTTGCCAAGTTCAATGTTGCGGTCGAGAACCTGGCAGAGGAGTTCGGCACTCAGCTACTCCCGTATGTTGAGCAGTTTGTGACGTTCTTGACCGAGACGGCCATTCCAGCAATCAGCGAGTTCATCGAGGATGCGAGCAATCCAAACACGGACACAGGCAAAGCGTTCAAGGCAATTAGGGAAGCCGTTGTCGGTAAAGATGGCAAGAGCGGTGTTTATGGCTCAATCTTGCTAGTCATCGACGCTATCGGGCAGTTGTTTGGTTCGCTATCGTCCAACGGCAACGCCCTCGACGGTCTGGTAAAGGCTTTTGAGATTCTGGCCGTATCGCTCGACGTTATCTTGTTCAACATTGCCAGCATTATCAACCAGCCACTATCTGGCTTTGCTGATCGTGTAAAGAAGCAGATTTATGGTGCAGCTGCAATCAAGGCCATTCTTGAGCGCGACTCGCTATTCGGCACGTCATACAACGGCATTGCCGGTGCTGGTCAAACAGGCTTGTCTCCTAGAATCACTGAGGGAATCACAACCTCGAACAACTACACCATCAACATCAACAAAGCCAACATGACTCCGCAAGAGATTATTGCTGCAATCAAGAAATACGAGCGCGAAACAGGCAATCGGTAATGGCTAACGACGTTTTTGACATCAGCACCGACATTCAGGTGCTTGTCTATACTTACGACCCGAACGTTATGGTCTGGTCATCCTCGCGATGGGATCAAGACAACTGGGCATCGGGTTCCGAAACTAAATCTTGGCAACAAGTCACAGGTGACGTTGTAAACATACAAACCAACAACGGTTTCGATGTTTTGAGCGGTTACGCTCGACCAATAACCCCGACGGCCACAATCGTAATGCAGGGAGCGGATTATGACCCTGCCATGAACTCACTCATGCGCCCTGGCACACCAATCGCTATTCGTGTCCGCCCGAACCCTGACACCGCTTCAGGTGTTTGGAAAACCCTTTGGCAGGGCAGAATCGCAGACTGTGATGTTAGTTACTCGATTGACTGGCTAAACACAATTACGTTCCAGTGTGACCACCCGATTCGTGACGTGCTGAACTACACCTCGGTTACAGGCATTTCAGTGGCTAACCCGTGCTACTCGACAGACTTTTGGACTGTCATGAACGCCGCTACAGGCGTAAACATTATTCAGTCGGGTGCGCCCGGACTTGTCGGTTATGACGTTCAAGGATTCACCACTTCGGGCAATGTCGATTACGGCACGCTAGTCAACAACCTGAGCGACACTAACCTCGGTGCGCTGGTCTATCAACCTAACCTGAGCGACACCGATTTGTATTACTACACCTGGTACGAGCTCGTAAATCGCACAGTATCCCCCGACGTTGTATTTCAGGCCGCTGCTAGTGCCACCGCGAACCGGGCAGACTTCAGCGACATTGTTATGGGCTTTGACTCACTGCAATATGTCAACACGCTCAACTACACAACCGCCGGCGGTGTCGATGACTACTCACAAAACGATGACTCAATCGCCATCATTGGAGATCTACGAGGAACCGTTTACACCAGACACTATTACGCCGCTGACGCTGATGCAGCTGCAAACATCGTCACCTCGACCATTCCGACACAACTTGTCCGCCAGATAACTGCACCAGTCATTTTGCGCGCTGGTCAAGTCAACGAATACTTGCTACGCGACCCGCTCGACACTGCTCGAGTGACCGTGGCAAACAGTAAAGTAGAAATCGACGATGTGTTCTTTATTCGCGGAGCCAACCACTTCATTACGGTTGATTCTTGGGATGTAACCTTCGACCTATGGAAAGGCCGCTAAATGGCATTTAAAACATTCACCGCTGGCACACTAGCCACAGCGAGCGATGTCAATACTTATCTCATGAACCAGTCGGTCGCAACGTTCTCGACCACTTCGGCTCGCAACTCGGCTATCACTAGCCCAGTTGAGGGACAGTTGGCTTACATCAACGCGAACGACATTCTGACTTATTACGACGGGTCTGCCTGGCAAAACTTGCTGTTCTCAACCGCATGGGTTGCTTACACACCGACATTGTCCAACGTAACGCTCGGTTCAGGTGGCACTTCGGCTTTTTACTACCAGGTTGTTGGTAAGCAGGTCAACGTGCGTGGCCGTATCGTTCTAGGCACCACAGGTTCACTAGGCGGTATTCCAACATTCTCTCTCCCAGTAAACTCTGTTCTCACTAACCAGTTTTGGTGCAATAACGTGAACTTGCTTGACTTTGGCTTGCAAAACTACACCGGCGCTGTGCTTCTTACGGCGACAGTTGGTCAACTACAGTGCGTTAGCGCGTCTGGTCCTTATGCAGGGTATTTGACTGTAAACGCGACTAGACCTTTTACTTGGGGCTCCCAAGACCAGATTGACATTTCTATCAGCTACGAGGCGGCATAATGAGCAAGTTTGTTTGTAACGCAGAGGAATGCCCAAACTTGGGCGTCGAGTATGACTTCGGCACCGACTCACCCGAGTCTGCCGAGTGTGGCGGATGCCACGCAATCCTAAAACCAGAGGAGAACTAAATGGGTAACGTCGACATGGCTTCATGGCCGTCACCAGAAGCACCAAAGCCAGCCAAAGCACCAAAGGCTGAACCGACACCAGAAGCAGAGTAATGTCTGCCGAACTGCCACGCCCGACAACCCCGACACTCCTGGCACACATCGATAACCGCCTAGCGGTCATTGAAGCACGCCTAGAAATTGTCGCTGATCATGAGTCACGCATTCGCGAGCTCGAGAAGGCACGTTGGCAATCGGCTTGGATTACCAGCATTTCAACCGCGGTCGCGGTGGCCGTAATCGTTTCACTAATCACCAGGAGCATCTAGTGGCGCAATACATTGAACCATTTCCAGCCAACACACGCGGAGACGAGTTTGGCAACCTAGCCCCGTACCGCGAAGGCAGACCGCACCGCGGTCAAGACTGGTCACCGAAGGCTGGCACAATCATTCCGGCCATCACTAACGGCGCAATCAAGACCAATGAATGGTCTGACGGGCTTGGCTGGTTCATCATTCAATCGACAGCTGACGGCATGTTTGTGCTTTACGCTCACCTGCTCGAGAAGCCGAACCTCAGCATTGGTCACTACATTCACGCTGGTGACTCAATCGGCAAAGTTGGCAACACTGGCAAGTTCACGACCGGTGCACATTTGCACTTGAGCATCGCGAAGTCAAAGAACGTTCACCTATGCCCCTACGACAAGCTCGTGGATCCACTGAAGCACATTGCAGCCAACCCTGCCCCTAAGAAGGCTGCAGAACCTAAACCAGCCGTCAAGGCTCCAGCAAAGAAAAAGAAGTGATGATAAAAAAACTATTGAAGCGCGCCTACCGCGTTAGCGCATTCGCTCTCGGTGTCGGCATCCTGGCACTCGGTGCAGGTTCCGTTCTAAACATGAACGCACTCGAATCTGCGACATTCGGTGCAATTATGGCTGTACTTGGTCTTATTGGTGCTATAGCATTCACTTATGCAGCCAAAGGCGAAGTGCCAGACGCTGACTTTGACGGACACATCAACTCGGCCATCGAGAACGTGAAGTCAAAACAAGAAAAGTAAACACGCAAGAATCGGAGAAAACAAATGGCTTTTGCCAAAGATTACGTCGACGTTGCTACACGCATCCGCGACTTCAAGAACGATTACCCGACCGGCTCACTTCAGCAAGTGCGCGTCGAGTTCCACACGATCGGCGAGCAGACGTTTGTTCTGTATGTTGCCGCCTGTTATCGAACTCCTGACGATGAGAGACCGGGCATCGGCTCGGCTTGGGAACCAGTACCTGGCAAAACTCCGTACACCAAAGACTCGGAACTTATGGTTGCTGAGACTTCGGCTTGGGGACGTGCCATTGTTGCAGCTACAGGCGCAGAAACCAAAAACAACGGCAAGATTGCTAGTGCCGATGAAGTGAATGCCCGCCAGAAGCCACAGGAGCCCTCTACAGGCGATTGGATAGCCCGAGCGAATGAACTGTCATTTACCCTCGACAAAGACGGTCTACGAGCCTTGTACGCCTCCGCAGTAAAAGCCAAGGCTGCACCAGACGTCCTCGACATGATCAAGTCAATAGGCGAAGCCCTATAAAATAAAAGCCCCTGACGCGGAATCGGAGAACGCGCCAGAGGCAAGTCCACTCTAACAGAATCGAGAACATAATGAGCAAAGAAGCCATGTCGGCAGTGCTCCACCATTCCAAGGCTTCACCGCACGCCAAGCTCGTGCTTATGGCCATCGCTTATCACGAAAATGACACCGGTGCGTGGATGAGTCAAGCCACCCTGGCACGCCTATGCAACATGAGTGAACGCACTGTGCGTCGGCATGTCGCAGAGCTGCGCGATCTGTTCGAGATTGACGTTCTGCCAGGAGAAGGCGCAGGGTCTGGTGCCAGAATGACTAACCGATACTTCATCATCCTGGACTGTCCAGAGAACTGCGACCGGTCATTCACAC